GCCCCGGTTCGTCAGGATGAGAAGCCGCAATGATTGACGGAATGGACAAGTGCACCACCCCAAGCATCGCGCAAGTGTTGGCGCAGAAATACCCCGCGCTCAAGTATGAAGTTGGTGACGACTTTATCGGTGTGTATGACGGGCTGTTCAGTAAAGAATATTGTGACCGCTGGATCAAACATTTTGAAAGCGCCGATGCTAATGGCATCTCATACAACCGGCTACAAGGTTTACAGCGCGACGGACATATCAATGCGGATCAGTCCATAGACTATCCAAATGCTTCGTTTTATCACGATCACAGCATGAAGTTTGAATGTGCTGAGTTCAATGTTGCATTTTGGGAAGCCTGCTACGGCCCGTACGCTGAGAAATTTTCAATTTTAAAAACAGCGGAGCAGCACAAGATTTATGAAGTTAAGATTCAACGTACTCGTCCAAAAGAGGGGTACCACATTTGGCATTGCGAAGACACAACCAGAATCCACCGTAATCGGCTGCTGACTTTTATTGTCTATTTGAACGATATTGAAGATGGCGGTGAGACCGAGTTCCTGTACTTGAGTAAGCGCGTAAAACCGGTTACTGGCCGTGTTGTGCTTTGGCCTGCTGGATATACCCACACACATCGTGGCAATCCTCCGCTGAAAGATACCAAATACATCATCACTGGCTGGGTGGAGTTCTAATCATGATGACCCTAGTCTCGACGTTCCTTTCATTCCTCGCAGGCGGCTTGCCCAAAATCTTGTCGATCTTTCAAGACCGGCAGGATAAGAAGCACGAACTTGCACTTGTCGCTGCCCAGAAGGAGCGTGAGTTGGCTTTGGCTGAGCGAGGCTTCTTGGCACAGGCAAAAGTTGAAGAGATTAAGCTGGAGCAGATCCAGACTCAGACCGCTGCCGAAGAACGTCAGGCTCTCTATCAGCACGACATCGAGATCGGTAAAGGTGCGTCTCAATGGATGATCAATCTTCGCGCTTCGGTGCGTCCGGTCGTGACATACATCTTCGTGCTGGAACTCGTGGCGCTGAATGTCGCCGGGGTTTGGTATGCGTACACCACCGGCATCCCGTTTGCGATTGCCATGGAGAATGTCTTCTCGGACGACGAGATGTTGATTCTGAGTTCAATCATCGCGTTTTGGTTCGGGACGCAGGCGTTCAATAAGAAGTGAAAGTCAGCCCGGCCACAATAGAACTCATCAAACACCACGAGGGTGTGCGGACTAAGCCATATCGTTGTCCGGCGCTTTTGTGGACGGTGGGGTGTGGCCACGTTATTGACCCTACCCATGCGGCAGTAAAGTATGAGGAGCGCAAGAGTCTACCGATACCCGCAGGCTGGGATCGCGTCCTACCGATGGGAGAGGTGGATACTATTCTTGCTGAAGACCTTCGCAGGTTTGAGCGTGGCGTTCTTCGACTTTGCCCTGCTTCTGCTGGCAATCAGGGAATCTTCGATGCTCTCGTATCTTTTTCGTTCAATGTCGGACTAGGTAATCTCCAGAGATCTTCTCTGCGGATGAAGACCAACCGGGGCGACTTCGACGAGGCGGCTGACGAGTTCCTGAAATGGACGAAGGCGGGTGGTAGAGTTCTGCCGGGTTTGGTTAAGAGGCGCAACGACGAACGTGCGTTGTACCTGTCAGGAGTACGGTAATGCCACTCACGAAACTAGAGTTCCGACCGGGTATCAATAGAGAGTCTACTAGCTATGCCAACGAGGGCGGCTACTACTCTTGCGACAAGGTGCGGTTCCGTTCTGGCTACGCCGAAAAGTTAGGTGGCTGGGTTAACCAGACAACTAACACATTCAAGGGCATGTGCCACACCCTGTGGAACTGGATCACGTTCGCTGGCAGCAACCTGCTGGCTGTTGGTACCAACACCAAGTATTACATTGAAAATACGGGTACGTATTACGACGTTACTCCGCTGGCTTTCTCAGGCACGATTGCAGCCAATCCGTTTACGACGACGAATGGCAGTCTTCTCGTCACCGTTACTCATTCTGGTCATGCTTCGACCATCGGCACCTACGTTACCTTTTCTAACGTAGCCAGTAGCGGTGTCATCAACGGCATCAACTTTGATAGCGAGTTCCAGATCGTTGGCATACCTACGTCCAACTCTTACGAGATCGTGGCTCCTAACGTCGCTACCGGATCTGGGTCTGGTGGCGGTTCGCTTGTTATCGCTCAATTACAAATTCCTGCTGGCCTGCCTACGTATTACGGTGGTGTGGGCTGGGGTATGCCCCCGTGGGGAACAGGCGGTTGGGGTTCTGCTTTGCCGTCAGGTACGGAAGCACGCCTCTGGACGCAGGACAACTTTAACGACGACTTGATCTTCAACTACCGTCGTGGCCCGATCTATTACTGGCCGTTGGACTTGGCAAACTACAACCGCGCTGTGTTGCTTTCTGATATTGCCAACCAGACGATCCGAGCAACAACCACGGCTGCGTTCTCGTCAACTGTAACTACCATTACGATTGCTGATTCGTTCGGTATTGAGTCTGGCGCAGTCTTGACGGGTACTGGGTTGGCGGCGGGGACGTATGTAACTACTGCATACGACGGCGGTTTGTCTGTACCGATTTCGGCTCCGACTACGGCTTCAGCGACTATCTCGACCATCACGATTAGCTACGCGGGTCGGCACATTCCTGAGCAAACCAATCAGGTCATGACCTCAAGCGTCAGTAACTTCACGATCTGCTTTGGTTCTAATCCGTACAGCCCTGACACGTTTACGTCTGACTTTGATCCAATGCTGGTGCGCTGGTCAGATGCTGACAATGCGTATGACTGGGTTCCTGCCGCAACCAACCAGTCGGGTGAGCAACTTCTCTCGCACGGTTCGTTCATTCAATGTGCGTTGGATACCCGGCAGGAAATCCTGATCTGGACGGATTCGGCCCTCTTCTCAATGCAGTACCTTGGCCCTCCGTACATTTGGGGCATCAACTTGTTGATGGACAACATCTCCATCATCTCTCCCAACGCCGGAATCGCCGTTAATAACGTCGTGTACTGGATGGGTGTGGACAAGTTCTATATGTACTCCGGTCGCGTTGAGACGTTGCCTTGCACGCTCCGCCAGTATGTCTACACCGACATCAATACGAGCCAGTTCAGTCAGATCGTCTGCGGCACGAACGAAGGCTACAACGAGATCTGGTGGTTCTACCCGTCTGCCGACAGCATCGTGAACAACCGATACGTCATCTATAACCACCTAGAACGTATTTGGTACTACGGCACGATGGATCGCACAGCATGGTTGGACTCGCCGGGTCTTCGCCAGTACCCGCTTGGTTGCTTTAGCGTAGCCAATACTTATTTGACGAGCCTGACGCTGAGTTCATCTGCCACGATACTTCCTGTGCTGGATGCAAGTTCGTACCCCAACACCGGCACGGTCACGATCAACTCTGAACAAATCACCTACACAAGTAAGGGTGATACCTCGCTCAACGGTTGCGTACGTGGCGTGAACGGGACTACGGCGGCAAGTCATGTTGGTTACAGCCCCATCACGTTCAGGGTGCAGAACCAAGTTCTGTTCCACGAGATTGGTAACGATGACGTTTCGCAGTCTCCGTCGCTGCCGATTGAGGCATACATTGAGTCGTCAGACTTTGATATCTCTGACGGTGAGACGTTTGGTTACGTCTGGCGTATGTTGCCTGACCTGACGTTTGCTGGGTCTACTACGAGTACGCCGACTGTGACCCGCACGGCAACGATCCCGATTCAGCAGTTCACTGGTCAGGTCTACACCCGTGTCCGGGGTCGTCAGATGGCGTTCCGGTTAGATTCAAACGAGAAAGGCGTGGCTTGGCAGATGGGTGCCATGCGTATTGATGTGAAGCCGGACGGACGACGCTGATGGCATTCCAAGACGGCCCAATTAGAAACATCGCTAACCCGAGCTTGCCGATTGCTCCGGCTAACTATGAGCAACGGTTTCAAGAGCAGTACAGCAACGTGCTGCGACTTTTCCAGAATCAGGTCGTCAACGCTATCAATGCCCCGTTCCCGCACGGCTCGTTCTACGACACGACGACGCAGACAAATCCCGTAGCCAACCAAGTCAATCTGATGAAATTTAACCGGGTGTATGACTCGGGCGGCGGCACGCAATATGCCGTTCAGAAAGACACAACTCGGGTTTACATCACGCAGACTGGCATATACAACATCCAATTCTCAGCCCAGCTAGACAAGACGGGCGGTGGCGCAAGCGACGTTTTTATTTGGATTCGTATCAACGGTCAGAACGTGCCGCACTCAGCTACTAAAATTGTTATTGACGGCCCGAACAATGAGATTGTGGCGGCTTGGAATTGGATGCTGACCTTACGAGCAAAAGACTATATTGAGTTGGCTTGGCAGTCGCCGGACACCGCCGCGATTCTTCTAGCCGCACCTGCTAGTGGCAACATTCCTGAGATTCCGTCTGTCATCCTGACCGTTATGTGGGTGTCCAATACGGCCATCGAAAATGCTAACATCACCCAAACTTGACCCCGTGGGGGAAGTATGAATTTGAATCATCCGTCTGGTGGCATCGCTTCCCTTCTCTCCGCGCAAGGTCGGAACGGGGATTCCATGCTCGTTCACATGACTCCGGGCGAAGTCCAAGGACTTCAGAGCCTAGCGATGGCTGCTGGCGGTAGCCTTTCTATTAACCCAGAAACTGGTCTCTATGAGGCGTCGTTCCTCAAGAAACTACTGCCGACCTTGCTCGGCGTAGGTCTGTCATTTATTCCCGGTGTCGGCCCGCTTGCAGCGGCTGGCCTTGTGGGTGCAGGCGAGACTATACGTACAGGTGACTTAGGCAAGGGCTTGATGGCTGGCCTAGGTGCGTACGGCGGTGCGGGTTTGGCTGGCGGTCTTGCAGGTGCGGGTAGCCTCGCTAAAGCGGGTGTAGATAAGGTCGCTCTGCAACAGACTTTGGGTGGCGAAGCGGCCAAGAGTACGCTCCAGACGGCTGCACAAGAAGCGGCAAAACAAGGCGTCAAGACGTACGGTTCTAACCTTCTGGGCGGCGTCTCGGCATTGAAGGATGCTGGCATTAGTGCGGCTGCGAAGGGTCTTGGCTCGACGTTGGGTGCGACGGGCATTGGCTCGCTTGGTATGACTGCGGCTAACGTCATGACCCCCGAATACAAGCCGCCCAAGGGTTCGGACGAAGAGAATTTGTACTACATCTCCGAAGGCTACGACCCGGATAAGGGCTTCCTTGGCGGTCGATATGTCAATAAGTACCCCGGTCTTCCGGGCTATGCCGAGGGTGGCGACGTTGCCCCGCAGCCTCCGCCGCAGCAAGATCCACAGCAAGATCTGAGAAATTATTATCAGAGCCTCTTGTCTGCTCCGCAGCAGGCACCCCAGCAGAACCCTGCTCTTCAGCAGTACATGTCTGATCTGAACAAGTTTGTGGCCACATCTGGCCCGACTGCGCCTAAGACTTCTCCGACTTACGTGGCTCCCCCGCCGCCTCCGCCGGATGTCAAAGTGCCGGATCAGCCCAAGCCGCCTGCTCCCCCGCCGCCCCCGCCTAGAACACCGGGTGGTGGACAGGACACCTTTGATCCCAACAACTTTGATTGGGATGCTCTCAGCCAGTTTGGTGTAGACAGGGAGACTGTCGAGCAAGCCATGCGTGACTATCGGGCTGGTCAGAACACTAACCCGATGCAGAATGTGAACGATACCCGGATGCCCGGTGTGGCTAACCCGTTCGTCGAGGGATATACCCCGGACTTTAATAACCTCGACTTCACGCAGTTGCCGGGGTCTGGTGGTGGTATGAATCAAGACTTTAATGCCATGAATCAGAACTTCGGTGGCATGAATCAAAACACGGGTGCTGCAACGGGCAACCTGACCGGGATTGATCAGTTCTCTGATCCGATGTATTCGGGCATGACCGATATGGGCGACAACCTAGCCATGAACGGTATGATGGATATCGGCAGCATGAACCGTGGTGTGCAGGACTATATGCAGGACTACGGCATGCAGAACTACATGCAAGATTACGGTATGGGCATGGACAATATGTACGCCGCTGGCGGACAGTTGGGTGGCTACTCTGATGGTGGCCGGATGCTCCGTGGCCCCGGCGATGGTATGTCTGATGATATTCCTGCCGAAATCCGTGGCCGCAAAGGTCGTCAGCCTGCCCGGTTAGCCGATGGTGAGTTTGTTGTTCCTGCCGATGTGGTGTCGCATTTGGGCAACGGCTCCTCCGAGGCTGGCTCGCGCAAACTCTATAAGATGATGGACAACATCCGCAGAGCACGTACGGGCAAGACTCGTCAGGCTCCGCAAGTGAAGGCCGAGAAGTATCTGGCGAGTAAAA